CAGCGCACGAATTTAACTGAGTTATCAGGCAGCCAATACGGTGCCGGGATTCTTACAACCAAATTTCAGGAGCGAGCTATGAACGCATACCGCGCATACGACGTGATCGAAGAGCGTAAGTGGGCCGAGCAAACGCTCACCGAAGAGAAGCAAAAGTGGATTGAAGATCGGGCAAAAGAGGTCTTTGACAGCCTTCCAGAGGATCCATACGCGGCACTACGCCAGTCTGTATCGTCCAAATCGTTTCCATATGAAGGCCTCCGTAGCGATAAGGCTGGCGAGGTATACAACGATTTGCGCACAGCAATAGCTTACGCCCAGGCGGAATACGACTGGGATCACCGCACTGGCTGCCCGTTTTAACTTTGGGGAATAACAATGGCTAACGAACTTGTGATTACAGCCAGCTCTCTTGCTGAGCGAGGCATTGACGGCGCCACCTGGAGCGCCCTCAAAAACAGTATTTACCCTGGCGCCAAGGATGAGTCGGTGATGATGGCATTGGACTACTGCCGGGCCAGAAACCTCGATCCGCTTCTGAAGCCCGTTCATCTGGTGCCAATGAGCGTTAAGGACTCGAAGTCGGGTAAAAGCGAGTGGCGCGATGTGGTTATGCCTGGCATCGGGCTTTATCGGATTCAGGCCGATCGCTCAGGTTCTTACGCTGGCGCAAAAGAACCAGAGTTCGGCCCGGACGTTACTCTGACGCTTACCGGTATTGAGGTGACCGTACCTCAATGGTGCAAGTACACGGTCAGCAAGCGCATGCCGAGCGGGGAAATCGTCGAATTCAGCGCGAAAGAATACTGGGTTGAGAACTATGCCACCGCCGGCCGCGACACTACCGCGCCAAATGCTATGTGGAAAAAGCGCCCTTATGGCCAGCTGGCGAAGTGTGCCGAGGCTCAGGCTCTGCGTAAGGCATGGCCTGAAATTGGCCAGCAGCCCACTGCCGAAGAGATGGAAGGTAAAACGCTGGAAGTGGATGCGCGTGACGTAACGCCGCGCAGCACTCCAGAGGCGCCCCCCTTGGTGGCCAGTGAGGAAACGCTGCAGGCAATTACTGACCTCCTGACGTCCCTGAATAAGGACTGGGAGCAGGACTTCCTGCCTCTGTGCAGCAACATCTTCAAGCGTGACATTTTCCAGGCATCACAGCTCACCGAAGAAGAAGCGCAGAAAGGCTTTAGCTTCCTTCAGAAAAAAGCGCAGGTGGCAGCATGACACCAGAAATTATCCTCGAGCGAACTGGCATTGACGTTACCCGCGTTGAACAGGGAGATGAATCCTGGCACCGCTTACGCCTCGGCGTGATCACTGCCTCGGAAGTTCACAACGTCATTTCTAAGCCCAAGTCAGGCAAGAAATGGACTGATATGAAGATGTCCTACTTCCTTACGCTCCTTGCCGAAGTGTGCACCGGCGTGGCGCCGGAAGTTAACGCCAAGGCGCTGGCCTGGGGGAAACAGTATGAGGCCGACGCTCGCACCCTGTTTGAGTTCACCACCGACGTGAAGGTAACAGAGTCGCCGATCCTTTTCCGTGACGAAGGCATGCGCACCGCCTGCTCACCTGATGGCCTGTGCAGTGATGGTCGCGGCCTTGAGCTGAAGTGCCCTTTCACCTCTCGCGACTTCATGAAATTCCGGCTTGGCGGCTTCGAGGCTATCAAATCCGCCTACATGGCCCAGGTGCAATTCAGCATGTGGGTAACCGGTAAGGATGCATGGTATTTCGCGAATTATGACCCTCGCATGAAGCGAGAAGGCATTCATCACGTGGTTGTTGAGCGCGACGACAAATACATGTCCGACTTCAACGAAATGGTGCCGGAGTTCATCAGCAAGATGGACGAATCGCTGGCGGAGATCGGCTTTACCTTCGGGGAGCAGTGGAAATGAAACATTACCGCGACGCCATAACCGTAGGGAAAGTGAAGTGCATGTACTCCGTCCTTCATCGTGGCTGGCTAATGCCATCTGGTGAAGTGGTAAGAAACCCGTTAAAGGCTCAGCGGCTGGCTGAAGAGCTGGACACGAAAAGAGGTGCGCGATGAAACGCTACTCACTTATCTATGCCGACCCGGCCTGGTCTTACGGGAACACGATCAGCAACGGTGCCGCCGTCGATCACTACCCCACCATGAGCCTGCTCGATATGAAGCGGCTCCCGGTGTGGGAGCTCGCCGCGGATAACGCCGTACTGGCGATGTGGTACACCGGCACCCACAACCAGGAGGCGATCGAGCTGGCCGAGGCCTGGGGTTTTACGGTGCGCACGATGAAGGGCTTCACCTGGGTGAAGCTTAATCAGCTGGCCGAGCTGCGCATTACCAAGGCTCTGGCAGAGGGCGATGTGACCGATTTTTACGACTTCCTCGCCCTGCTGAATGCCGAGACGCGCATGAACGGCGGCAACCACACCCGCGCCAATACCGAAGACGTGCTGATCGCCACCCGCGGCGCCGGGCTGGAGCGCAAGCACGCCGGCATTAAGCAGGTGGTCTACAGCCCACTCGGCGCGCACAGCGAGAAACCGTGGGAAGTTCGCCACCGCCTGGAGCTGCTCTACGGCGACGTACCGCGGATTGAGCTGTTCAGCCGCAGCGCAGCGCCAGGCTGGAGCCACTGGGGAAACCAATGCGCCACCGCTTCCGTTGAGCTGATCCCCGGCTGCGCCATTGACGTTGTGAAGACGGAGGAAGCATGACGAAATGTAACTCACTACCTGCCAGCACGGAATCACGATTGCTTAGCAAGGTTGAAAAGGACCTTGAAACTGGATGCTGGATTTTTACTGGTAGTCGGCTACCAAGCGGTTACGGGATTTTATGGAATGGAGTAAGGCCTACTGGGGCCCATCGAATCTCATTCCAGTTGTACAAGGGCGAAATACCTGCCGGAAAAGAAATTGACCACATCTGCAACAACAGATCTTGTGTAAACCCGGCGCACCTTCAGGCAATAAGACACAAAGAAAACATCCATAAGAGTTCCACTCTCATGGGGGTGAATGCACGTAAATCCCACTGCAAGAGAGGCCATCCATTAAATGGAGAAAACCTACATGTAACTCCACTTGGGGCCAGACAGTGCAGGGAGTGCATGAGAATGCACGCAAGAAATGCCAAGGCGAGGAAACGTGATGCACGTAATCGGAACTAAACCTTTCGCTCTGTACAACGAGATTGACCCATTCGCGGCGCAGTGGCTGCGTAACCTCATAGCTGACGGGCATATCGCCCCGGGAGAAGTTGACGAACGGAGTATTGAAGATGTCACACCTGACGACCTCAAAGGATTTACCCAGTGCCACTTTTTCGCCGGTATCGGCGTCTGGTCCCATTCCCTCCGCCTCGCAGGATGGCCTGACGATCGCCCGGTCTGGACTGGCTCCTGCCCGTGCCAGCCTTTCAGCGCGGCAGGTAAAGGAGATGGGTTTGCTGACGAGCGGCACCTTTGGCCCCACTTCTTCCATCTCATCAGCGAGCGCAGACCTCAGCATGTCTTTGGCGAACAGGTTGCAGCAGGTAACGCAAACGTATGGTTCGACCTTGTACAAGCTGACCTGGAAGGAATGGGATACGCCTTCGGGCTTGTGCCGTTTACGTCAGCGGGCATCGGCGCGCCGCACATCAGAGAGCGGGCCTACTGGGTGGCCAACGCCACAGGTCAACTACATCACCAATGCAACGACGGTACAAATGAGCTCGGACGGAAGGGCAACCCCGAACAAAATCGGATGGGCGGCGGCATTGGCGGGCTGGGTAACGCCAACGTCGCGCGACTGGAAGGACTCAGCGGGAATGACTGCGCAGCGGGACGGGAAGGAGCGACTGGACCAGCTGCCGCGCCAGGCGTTCATGACGGGCTGGCCAACACCGAGGGCAGTGGACGGAGAGAAAGGATCGAGAACATTGCAGGGGTGCGAATCGGAAATGCAGAGGAAGGGGCGGCTGGACGATTTGCCAAGCATGGCGGCATGGTCAATGAGTTCAGGCCCCTTGAGGTTAACGGTTTTTGGAGAGATGCGGACTGGCTCTTTTGTCGAGATGGAAAATGGCGTCCAGTTGAACCCGGCACATTCCCGCTGGTTGATGGGACTGCCGCACGCATGGGACGAGTCGAGCCCGGGGTGGCAAGAGTGGCAAGCGGCAACCGCGTCGGCCGCCTGAAGGGTTACGGCAACGCCATAAACGCACAGGCAGCTGCGGCTTTCATTCGAGCTTATATGGAGGCAGCATGACGCCAGAAGAAAAAGAAAACGCCCTCCGCGCCCAGGCTCGTCGCTGCGCAGAAGAGATAACCAAAGCGATGAGCGCAAAGCCTAAACCGAAATGGAACGCTGTATGCCCCCCCATCCTTCGCAAGCACTACGAGAAGGTAAAGCCGATGGGTGTCAGCCTGGTGAAATTTGTCAGTGTTATTGGGCGGCTGAGCGGCCGCTATGGAGTGGAATCATGAAAGAACGCGGAATGATTTTTAACGCCGAGATGGTGCGGGCATTGTTGGATGGCCGGAAGACGCAGACGCGCCGGATTATAAAGGACTGACGGTCGGAAGAGACCCAACTTCAAAATTCATTAAGATCGGGAAGAAGTTTATCGGCTGTTACCCGGAAGATGTTCCTGAACTAATCAGGGAATGCTGCCCATACGGAGTACCAGGCGATCGCATCTGGGTGCGCGAGACGTGGGCGGAAGCTGGCGCCAGCGCGCCGGACCTAAAGCTGTATCGTGCTAATTACCCTGAGCATGTTCCTTCGATTTATGAAAACGTGCCGCCGGCTAAAGAAATTCGCTGGACGCCATCCATTCACATGCCACGCACCGCCAGCCGCATTCTGCTGGAAATCACCGGCGTGCGCGTGGAGCGCCTACGCAGCATGAGCCAGGACGATGCACGCGCCGAGGGTGTTATTGCCGCATCTGGCCCTATGGAGGCCGGTTTAGCTTTCCGCGAGCTGTGGGAATCCATCTACGGCGAAGGAAGTTGGAAGGCCAACCCTTGGGTGTGGGTTATCGAGTTCAAGCGCGTTGAAGGCGGTGCAGCATGAGCAAATACCCAAGAGTCGGCAGTGTTGCCGCCAAAAGCAAAAATACCTCTGCCAAATGCAAGTGCGGTGCAGTTGCGAAGTTTAAAACCACGGTGGAAGTAAATGTTTTCCGTGGTGATGACGAAGTGGTCTGGTCTTGTAACGAGCATAAAAAAGACTGTTCATTTTTGGTCGACTGGCAAGGCGGTGCAGCATGAGCGCAGAAATCATCGATCAGGCCAACGAGCTAGCAGAACGCCAGCGGGAAACCACCATCCAGAACATGTCGCATCAACCATGCGGCGGTTTCAGCTACTCACTGCCGCGACTGCGGGGAAGAGATACCCGAGCGGCGCCGGGAACTGGTGGCGGGATGCCAGCGCTGCGCTGACTGTCAGGAAGAAGAGGAATTACGCGGTAAGCATCGGAGGTGATA